GTTTTGCGGTATGTTTGACGACGCGCCACAAGCTTCTTACGATCTGGATTGATGGCAGTGGCTTCACGCGGATCTGGAACCAAGTCAACCAAATGCACTCCGACAATACGCTCAGAGTTAGTGCGGTCCCAAATCGGAAAATAGCAACTGGGATGCACTGTGTGAATACTGATTCGTTTGCCTATTGGCTTGCTTTGGTCAGCAGTAATGTGCCACACGCTATCTCCGCGTGTGAGGCCAGACTTCTTGGCTTGCACAAACTTTCGTGCAATCTCTTCGCGCTTAAACAAGTCGTCAAAGTAAGCCTTAACGACAGTACTTTCTCCACCAGTTAGCGCGTAACCAAATTGTACCGCTAGGAATCTGGCTGTGCTGTCAACGATTTTCTTCGTAGAGGGCAAGTAGATTTCGACGTCGCTATCACCACGTAGAGTAACCTTGAAAGTTTCTGGCCTGTTATGGTAAAAGTCGTCATACAGGTTATACGCATTGACTCGCATAGCGTCAAATGGGTCCATGATGTTACCCATTGTCGAGTAGCCCTCGAGAAACGCTCTAGCGCTATCATATTGCTTAGGAATGTATGTCATTAACGCCTTCTCCTCTTAGCGGCACTAGCCTGTTGGGCTTTCTTTAGTGCAGCTTTTTGAGCAGGAGACCGTGCGCCACCAGAACCCGTTGTCCGCCTAAATAATCCTTCTGAGGCAAGCTTACCAACAAGCTTCTCTTTTGCCGGAATGCCTGGCTTCTGTTTACGAGTAACGTTGGAAATCAAGTCACGTTGATTTACTACGTATCCCGTCTTGCTCTGCTTTTCAGCACGCTTTGCAGCCTGTTGAGCACTATTTGCCATGGTGCGCACCACTTTGCCACCAGGCAGCGTGATCTTGTATTCCTTAGCAGCCATTTGGTTTCCTATTCATCGTACACGCCTGCAAGATAGTTACCTAGAGCGCCATTAACTTTCGGGAATGTCGTGCGGCGCTTTTCGTGAGCAGCAGGACGGCGGAATTCTTCGCTCTTTGTCCAATCACTAGGCGACACATCGACTTTGCCAGGGTCTTCTCTGGCAAAGGAGGCTTTATGAATCGTTGTGCCCTTACGCCCGTACTGGCCAAGATAGCCAGCACAGAAGCGTCCCAATGCTTCTGGACCGTGATCGGCCTTTTTCATTGGTTTGTCGAATTTGTCGCTTCCGGGCTCTCGTGCTTCCATCTTGTCGGGATAGCGGTAGTTGAGCATGTCTTCGATAGTGCGCTTACACTTCCGGTCAAAGAGCAATCTAGGCCGAGCGCTCCCCACTGTGACGCCGTCCAAACTCGTGTCATGATACGGTTCATCAACGACATACCTAGGCTCCCTAAGCAATTTGCGAATCCAGTTGATTCTGTTGTTAAGTTCTCCGCCGGTATGGCCCATGGCACGAACGTTAAGACGCTTCTCTAGGATTTTCGTGCTGCCAGGATCAGCGGGGTCAGGGAATATGTAACGCAAGTTGTTTGGGTTTAGGCCACGGTACTTGATTTCGTTTGCGAAATCCTCAGGGTCTAATCCCTCTTCGTAAATCTCATCAAGCACATTGACTTCACCCCATTTGCCTACCTGAATTAGTAGCCACACATTGGGATTGTTGAAGCCGTAGTCCACTGCCGCAAACGTTAGCCAGCCAGGGTTGTAACTCAAATCAGTGACGTGTGTTTCCTCGTCAAAGTCTTTGAATACTCTACCAACGAATTCCGTGAAATCGGCCGCAATTTCCTGCAGAAACAGCTCTGTCGGTAAATCATTGAGTCGCTCTAAGATTCGTGGATCAATGATGTAATTGTGTTCGGCAGCAATCTTGTGTGCGCTAGTACGGGTTTGGCGCATTAGTTCAAGGCATTGGAACACGTGCCGCTCGATTGTGGGTTGCTTGTACACGAATTGGTTAATCCAGCTAGGCATTCGCCAGCTTTCCCAATCGGCATTGTATGGATCTTGTGCGTGCCGCCACAAGTCGTAAAACCAGTTCTTGCCCTCTGGTGTGCTACCGAAGAAACTCCAACCATCAAAGTCAGCAAGCGTTGGCTGAATAAACTTGGGCCAGATTATGTTTCGCATCTTTGCGGCCTCGCACATAATTACGCCCGAAAGACCTTCTCCCACTAGTCTTTCGGGAACTTGTGCGCTCTTTGCGATAATCTCTAGTGCGCCACCCCAAAGCTTGATCTGCATGAGACCAATCTCTGGTGTGTTGAAACTTCCTTTGTCCATAGGGATTTGGAGATGGCGAATCCAATTCCATATCACGCGAAAGGTTTTCTCTGATTCCGAGTAACTAGGCCCAACAATCCAGAAGATTCGTTTGCGTCCTATCGAAAGCAACGAAGTTGCTAGAGGCTTAGTCTGAAACACTTCCGGCAGCAACTTGTCTGTTGCGCCATAGAAGTCTTTGCCTAAACGACGACCACCGGCCAATACTTTATTCTTGGCAGAAGATTCGGCCACCACGAGTTGGCCGGGATTTGGTTCCCAATTTACTAGTGGGTGATCGTAAATCTGCCACTTGTCAAGCACTGGCATAGTGGCACATCGCTTTACTCGTCAGAATTCGAGACAGCCGCCAACCGAGCACGGCCGCAACTGTCCAGGAAAGTAGTAAACCGTAGGGAGCGAGTGAAATACGGTGCGTTTTCTGGGAAACGCTTGTGCAGTTCGCTAACGCGAGTATCGCTGTGTTCTCCATTGAACGCAACATTTGCTGTCGTGTTCAACCTAGCCTCCCTACATAATTCGCCGTTAACTGGGCAGCGGCGTGGAACTAAACGGTGGAGCTTCGATGGTCTTGCCGGGCACAATGCCGTCAGGAGCTTCCCACTTACGCTTACTACGTGCCTTAAGCTCATCCTCTTCAAGAACACTCGTATTGTCAATGTCTCGCTGAATAGCGTTGACCTTGCTTCCGAGTGGATTGATGATCGTTACACCATTGCTGCGCTTAGTCTTCATGTTACGAGTTCCTCTCGTGGAACGAGTAAAACGTTGTCTCTCTAAAGCTTCTGAGCTTTGCATCGCCCTGATGAGCGACATCGTAGCGCATGTCACGCCGCAACGCGCCGTCGAGAATCGAACGGAATCTCAGAAACTAATCTGGCTGTGGCCCTTCGATTTCACCAATGACGTCAACGTCCAAAGGCGTTTGCCTAGCACGCCTAGATTCTTCGCGTGTTGCCGTAGTGATGCCCTCGAAAATCTCTTCCCATGGCGCGTTGCCAGTAAACGCCACCAATTGTGGTGCCTTGCCTAGTGTTCGGTCAAGCACTTCCGTTGCTGCCTTGACGCGAATGTTGGCGTCGACACTATCGTCAAGCATGATGCTAGTCAAGGTTTCTGCGGCCGCAAGCGCCGATGACTTCAACTTGTCTAGGCTTCGATCAAATATTGCTTTGGTGAACTGTTGCACCAATTCTCGTGGCACATTACGTGGCTTGAAGATTCTTCCTGAGGCAGTACGAAACCCGAATGCCAGCAATTCCTCATCGTCCAAATCGTCAACAGTGATTTGCTTCGCGAGGAACTGTTGATAACGGCTTAGTGTTGCTTCGTCTTCCGTTTCGCTGTCCGGCAGTTCCTGCACAATGTGATCAAGAGGGTGCAATGATCCGCCGTGGAAGTTGCATCGCGGAAAGCGATTTATCGCTTTACGTTTGCACTTCTCGTCTGCCTTCGTTTTGGCGTAACACAGTAGAAAGCCAACGGCATTAGTGCGGTATTCGCGCTTTGGATCAAAGTTGGCCAAATCCTCCGGCCGAAACGGGCCACGTTTATTTAGCGGCACATGATGTTTCAGTGCCGGAAATTTGCCTCCTGGCGGCACAGTGAAAGTCGATACCTCCGTACCCAATTCAGCAACGAAAACCTTTGGGCCGTCAGGATAGCCAACAAACTTCACTGGTGCGTTCATTCGTTTGCCACCAAACCAATTCGTTGCAACAAATCAAGTTTCGCTGCCTCGCACATACCCAAGCCGGTAACTAGATGTGGCAATGCGTTGCTATTAGTTTCGGGATCGTACGTGTCAGTGGCAAGCCATTTGACGGCGTATACTGCAGCGCCATTGCTGTCAATGCCTGTAACTACATGCAACTCATTGAGAACCACGTCAACGTCATGGTCGAATTCAGGACACTTCATGGTACCGCACACTTAAACAAGTAGCCTAAGTTTGGTGTTGGCTTATGGCACTTCCAGCATTGGCTTGACCACGTAATCGTTACTGGCTTAGCTTTTTCGCCGAATTGCAGGCGAAAACAGTTGAGACACAGCTTTGTTATCATAGCCATGCCTTCCAGATAACCACTAGCAACACAATGACTAAAAACAACACCGAACACGCTAGTACCGTAACACCATTCATTACGTTTGCCTCTCAAAGGTGAAGCCACCGCATTTATCGCAGTGAACGATCCTAATGTGCTTGCGTAGTTGCTTTGTCTTCCAATGCTTTTGGTGATGACGACGGCACTCACGGTTCATGGTGTCAAAGCCTTGCTGCTGCAAAGCTTTGTGCACTGGCGCGTTAGTCATGACTCACCAATTCGTTAGCAACACTAGCCCAAATCGCTTGTGCCTCCCTGTTGCTACAAGCCAAGCCAACATGCCGTTCCTTGAGTTCGCACTGATAGTGTTTGCCGGCAATGTTCAATGCGCCTGTGCACCTAGGCAATTCGTGTTGAGCCTTTGGCCAACCACATTCCTGGCAAGTACGCCACGGCTGTGGAAACATGCCCCACTCTCGGCGTCCCACAAAGTGTTCGCAAGGTCCGTCCGGTCGTGTTGGACCAATTTTCACTGCGGGAGGCATAGGCTTGTAAATCAATTTGCACATGCGTTCACCCAAACCACAAGTGGCACATTTGACTTCATAGCCGTGTGCTTCAGCAATGGTAGTCAGTGTTGGGTTAAATATGTGAGGATCAATGTTAGCCATCAGGCAACGCCCCAAAACTCACGTCCGGATACTGCAAAACCAGTGTTGCCAAAGCAATATGCGCCCTAGCCAATTCGGCCCAACTTTGTCGCGTGGCAGCAAGGTTCGGCGCTACTGTTGCAGCCGTTTTCAGGCAATTCTGTGCCTGAACGAAATGTGTTGTAAACAATGCTTCTTGCATGTGCCTCAGCCTTCTATGTATTCGTTGATCAATTCCGTAGCGCCACTAACAGTTATGAGTTCGTCGGCCACAGCATCCTCAAGCCGAATTCCTTTCTCGTGTAACCAGTCAATGAAATGAGCCAAACGCTGCTCCAGCAACACCTTTGCTGTCCTGTCTTTTAGCATTGCTATGTATTTCGGTGGCGTATGTGATGCAAACGTCGTCATCGCTTTACCCACAATCGCCTACTCTTACTACGTTTCACACGTTTCTTCTCTGGCAACAGGAAACTAACGCCTCCTGGTGTTGAGCCGGTTGACGCGTAATCGTCTTGATACGCATCATGCAAACCAAAGCTGCCTTCACTACTGCCGCTAGGGCTTTCGTTCAAGTCTCCAGGGCCTACGCCTAACCGGTTTTGTCGCATTGCGTTCGGTTCGTGCTTGGACCAAAGGTGGCTGACCACCGTAACGATCCGGATTGCCAAGAGTCTCAAAATCGCGCTGACTATTGCCGTCAGTAGAATCAGTACGCCTATCTGCCACAGCCCTAGCGTAATTGTCACGTGAATCTCCGATCGGATTTGTTTGTGGCACTAAGTTATTGCCAAAGTCATCCTGTTGTCTGCGCTGACCTTCGTTGTCAGCAATGCCGGGAGGGAAAAGCCCTGGCCCCCATGAATATTCGCTGTTACCGTCAAATTCTGCGTTCGGGTCAAGTGGACGTCTCATAACCGGAGTTCCTGTCGTGTTTTGCTACAATTTGGCCTTCGGTGTCTGTGATCACAATCGTATCACCTTCTAACCGTACGTTTTGCAGTATACCACCGTCAGACGTCGAAGGCGTTGCCCTCTCAACACGGTTTTCAATCCAATCTGTTAGGTACCAAATGGCTTTACGAATGTCTTTCTCGTCTTGATCCTGCTGCGACAGTTTAAAATCCGGATCTGTTTTCCCGCCGAACGCAACACGCCAAAGATAGCGGAAAGCTGTAGCAAGCCTAGGGTCTCTGATTCTGCGCATGACGTCAATGCATTGCAGTGGATAAGCAACAGTGTGCATTCCACGTGTTCCCGCGTCACCAATGTCAATGTGTAGCATAGGGCCACGCGTGTAGTGAGGCGGGTTAACTGCGTCGTAATTTGGTGCAGTGATCTCTGTGTACTTTGCCATGTTTCTCCTAGTGTAGTAACATCATTCGAGGTCAGACGCGAAAAAAGCTGAAACGAAAAACGGCCCTAAGGTCAGAGGCGAAAAAAGCTGAAGTGCCACAGCCAAATTCGACGTTTGCCTTGGTCAGAGGCGAAAAAAGCCGAAACGTCAAAAATCCTCCCCAACTATCTATTAGTTTCATATCACGTGTTCCTTCTGTACAGTTTATTCTTTCGCTCATGATGAAAGTTGGTGTCTAAGAGTCAATTTAAGCTTTTTTGAACGCTGACTTGCGACGATGGCGAAGCCGAAAATTTCGTCTTGGCTTCGCTTCGCTTTTTCAAGCCCTGACCTGCAACGATGTCGAAGCCGAAAATAATTTTTAGCTTCGCCTGCAACCAAAGCATTAGTCTGACATCGCCTTTGCACGCCGTTCATTCTTCCACTTCAATCCTTTAAACCTTCCTTGTTGCGCCATGGTGCCTGCCCTATCATAAAAGCGCTCTACTCCATACAACTGTTTGATCTTCTTGATGAACATTCGTGACGTCAAAAGCCTAGGATCACCTGCAAATTCACTTGTGTACAAAGCATAAAGTGCTGCTGTTGTTACTTGCATCCAACTATTTTGAAAATCTACTGCTTTCGTACTTCCTGGTTGCCTCCCAAGCTGCTCCATTGCTTCGCCCTCGGCAATGATGCAATGTTCGCTAACAAACGATGAAACATCATTGAGCTCTACGGCGAATTGCCTTGTAGCACTTTGAGCGTTCGGGTGCCACGTATTCCAATCCAAGCCTTCACGAATGTAGGCGCGATAGCCTGCACAAAGCCACGAAAGCACGGCGTGCTTGCACTGTGTTTCAATCACTGTATCCATGTGCCGGTCGTTGTGTTGCTCGTCCACAGTTAGATCAAAGGGCAGGACCATGATTCGTTTGATCAAAGCCTCGTCGGCATCGTCGATTGTTGGTGCCTGGTTTGTTGCTACCACAGGAACGAATTGCGGCACACCAACAATCTGGTCATTGGCGTATTTCCTAGTAACGCTAATCTTGTCTCCGCCGGTGTTGCGCTTGAACGGGTTTGCGTGTATTCGTTGGCTTCCGGCTTCCGACGAGAAGATGCCGCGACAGTGCAGCAAATTGCCAAGCTCCGGATTATTTGCGCCACCGTCTTTGAACACTGAATTGGGTTGAAACGTATTGGCGTAACCGCCTAAAGCTGCCTGCAGTGCTTTGATCATGGTGGTTTTGCCCGAATCACGCTTACCGACAAGGAAAATTCCTAGCTTGTTAGGGTTTCCACCAAACATGATGTAACCCAAAGCTTTCTGCACAAACCTCCTGTAAGAAAAGTCTTGCGTCTCTTCTCCTTTCGCGTTTAAGCTCGGTTCAGGCGGAAGAAACAAATCCAAGTAGCCTCGCCAAAGACGTTTCTCTGTGTCAGGAACGTCACGGTTAAACACGTAATCCACTCCCGTAGCAAGAGTAGTGAATAACGATTTGTCGTTTTCTGCGATTGTGAAGCCTTTGGCTTCTGGCTGCGGTTTGTTCGATGGCTTATCAAGGCGCAGAATGCGTCCCGCTGGCATCGCCAAAACTGTTGTGTCCCAATTCATTTCGTTGAACTGCATACTAACGCCAGGAATGCTTTTGGTAACGTTAAGTGCGCTAATGATTTTAGGATCATTGCCGTAGTGCTCGCCTACCCAATCCAACCTTTTGATGTCCGCAGTAATTTTCACTATGCGGGCATCAGTCAATGTTACTCCAGCATCAACTAAACGCTGCCGTTGTTTCTTTAAGCCCTTTGATCTACGCTTACTAGTTAATACGCAAGCCGTGATGAATCTGTCTTTGATTGATTGGTCGCTGTCTATGTGCCACGTTGTGCCGTCGTAAATTATCCATGCGTTGTAATCGCTTAGGTGGTGAACATTATCCAATACTCTTGCGATAAAGTGATTTGCTTGTCCCACATCGTTTTTGTCAAACTCAACAGGATCAACACCTTTGTAAAAGGCGTGTAATGCTTTTGGTGGCGGTCTGTTTGGTGGCTTAGGCCCTCCATCGCAAGGGTCCATATCAACCAAATACGCAAGACCGGTTTCTTTAGCGAAATCTACAGTGCCCTTAAGTTTTCGTTGCGAACCGATTCTGCTGCGTAGTAGTTCAAATTTTGCTTCTGTGAGCCTACGGCTTCCATCGCCAACGGCTCTGTCCATCCAAGCACTCTCAACAACAGTGCGTGCAGAATTCCATCCTGTATGACCTTCTGCCCCTAGCAAAAGCAGATTCCAGTGCGCGTTAACCAAAGGATCATGATGATCATTGCCATTGGCAATGACATCTAAATGATTATCAAGAGCCTTTTGTAATGTCTCGCAAATTACTTCGCCATCGACAAGATTGGCTACAAGCCAATCGGCCAATTCGGTAGGCTCACTATCCATGTCCATTGGCACGCCCGGCACTTCTTCTGTGCAGTCACGCGTAAGATGCTTAAGCCACGAATTTGGTAGTGCTGCTAGCTCTCTGATGTTTGGAATTCGTGGTGACAAATGCACGCCGTCAGGGCTTTGGCCACGTTCGTACCACCAATATTGGCCTTTGGTGTCCGGATGCCACGACGGGAACACTAGGCCGTATCTGTGGACTCGCTGAATAATTTCGATACTGTCAGTAGCTTTTCCATCGATTCTTGGCTTGCCCATATACGAAAAACCATGTGGCACTAGGAACCAACGAATTCCAGATTTTCCATCGCTTCGGGCAGAAGATATCCATGTACCGGGTAGTGGCCCTAACAGTTTCTCTAATTGGAGAAGCTGTTTGTCACCGGCTTTGCGGCCGTAAGCATCAACATCAATCCCTAAGGCTTCGTAGGGTTTACCGTCAATTTCAATTACGTTACCAGGACGAACGGCTATATTGCCTTTGGCCCACTTTGGATCTTTGCTCCACGCTTCTATGTCTTCAAGAGTGGTTAACCTACCGGCTCTGCCGGTTACGTCATCAGGAGGCGATTTCTTTTTGCGTTCCGGTAAAGGAATGACGTTCCAGCCCTTTGACAGATACTCCTTTGCGGCGTTTGAAAACGGTGCCGCACTATTGATGTGCTTCGGTGCACTCAACTTCAAACTCCCTCTAGGCTTTTCGGCCTAACCATTCCTAAGGCGAATTTGCCTGCGACCGTGAGACGCACGCTGAGCGTGCCGTCTTGACCTGCGAAGATGCCGGGTTCGGCCCAATATACGCTGGTCAGCAGTGTTGTCAACCACTAGATGTGGTGCCCCCGGCACCGTACTGACCTGCCAATCCCATAGCTAGTTATCGCCTAGGCAATAGCGAGCCACCAAGATCCTTTAGCTCCGCAGCGAATTTTCTAAGGGCTTTAACCTTTTCAAATTCGTTATCGACTTCGTCCAAAATCAAAGTAAGGCTATTGCCAGCGCTTTGGATGGTTTGGATCAACGCGTTGTAAGAATCCTTGTGTTGCTGCGCTTCTGCCCTGGCGTTTACGCTATCACTAAGCGTTCGCATCACTGACTCTGGTGTTAGTTCGGTGTCCTGCGGCAATGCCGACAACGGCACAACTAGTTGAATCTCGTTGCTACTCATGATTTTGTAATACCTCAATTCCTGCTGAAAGATTTGCAATAGTGTTAACCACTAACGGCCTACCGGCCTGTATTTCCTCAAGACGATATCTTAAACGTCTTTCTTCATCATTCAATGCCTCTAAATTACGTTCTGCCAGAGTGCATTCGCGTTTTAATGCCCAAATAGCCGCTGTTTCCGTTTTATTGGTGCTCATAGGTATTCTTCCTTTACTGATGGTATTTCAATTGGAATAGGAACGTAGCGATGCTGTGCCTCTACGGTATTCTCTTCTAAATCTTTTTGGCAATCACTGCACACGAAAAAGTTACTGTTACTACTACTTTCGGTGCGTACCGCAAAATTACGGTGACAGCCTAAGCAGCGTCTACGCGTTCTGCGAGCGCTCATATTGATTTGCCTCCCATTGTGAAATCTGGCAGCCACGCTTTGCCGTCGAGCCTGCCCCACAAATGCAACGCAGTGGCGTGTATGTTGACCTTGTTCGCCTCCGGCGGGAAAACTTGGTACGCATAGCCTTTGAAGCAAGCACGCCTTAACATACAAAGGTCTCTGTATGTTGGCATTTCAGGCCGTGCTATGCTAGCGTGTACAAACTCTACGTTTTTCCACGGCTCATCAGGCCACTCTGCGCAACTAACGATCACTTGACCGTAATTGCCGGAGTCAGCAGCACCAAGGAAAATCCAGCCATCAGGGCCAAATTCTTGTGGTAATCCCCAGTGGGCTCTTCCTAATCTATGCCGAATACGTAGTGGATCTAGGTTGCTGGTCATTCAGTCACCTTCATTCCGTGTACGTCATGGTTAATTGCTATGTCTACGTATAAATGTGGCCATGCAGCACGTTTGACTGCAACGCCTTTAGGACCAATACAGCGACGCAAGAAAAGCAATGCGTGCCTATCGGCGTCACGAGCGTGATCCGGCAGGCCGTCTTCCGCCAGGCAGCGCCACATTGCCATACGTTCGTTGGTGATGACCGGCTTAGCTTGAGCCGCTTGTTGCAGGAACATGCGCTTACGCATTCGCCATAGGTACACACCAAGTTTCGCCGTAAGCCGAACTGGTGAAAGCAATTCTCTGCTCTTTTCTTTGCGCTCTGCTCGCAAAATGAAGTCTTCCACAACAATAGCAGCAGTAGGCCACTGTTCAATTAGCTTACTAAGTTGATACACGGCTTCATCTTCCGCGCCATACGTTGGAATCTCGCCGTGTTCCCACGAAAGCTTATGTGACAGTATTTGATCAAGGTTCCACGAGAAAACATCTTGGCCTCCAATCTCTTTGCGTAGCACCAAAAGAGACCAGCCTGTTGTGCCACCAGGATCAAAAGCCAGTATTGGCAGGCAATCCATAGGCAAATCAAGCTTGTGCGTGCTGCGAAAGTACGGGTTTTTGATCGCCAACTCACGCCTTTGTGGCCCAATGTACGCTGCCGTCATGGTGCAACCTCTACCGTTGTATCAAGTAGCATCACATCGTGTTCCAAGAAAAACTCTCGAAGTATGCCCTCTACGTGACCGTGCAATTCGGTGTCACCAATGATCTGCCGCAACAAATCTGCTGCGTGAGTCATATAGCCTGGCAACTCTTTCATGCGATCCTTGTGTACTTCTGCTTCTAGCGTTATGACAATGCGAGCGCAGTTTCGTGGCCTTTCTATAGTTTTGGACGGCACACCGTGCTTATGCGGAAGTTTATGTGGCATTAGATGATCCGTCCCAATTATTTCCCACACTTTTAGCGTTTTCCGTTTCCTCGGTTCCATCCGAAGCTGTCATTGTATTCACTCCATTTCGGTTGGGCCAAGCGGCGTTGTATGCGTGGCTTTACGGCAACGGAAATACCTTTCTTGTACTGCCTAGCGTCATTACGGCTTTCGAGAGATCCACTTGATTGCGGTACTCCACCATAAACCCAATAAACACGCCACTCCCACTTAAACAACCTGACATCGCACATTCTG